AGTCACAATACCATAATCGACGGTGTAACTAGCCAAGTTGATCACAGAAGCGCAGAGCAAAAAGCTCAAAGTATCAGAACAATGCGTGACCAACTTTTAATATCCGAAGTTGACCCCATTGTCACAAACCCGCTCCGCTGGGCAGAGCTGTCTTCAACAGAGCAACAAGCATGGGCAGACTACCGTACAGCTCTGCTCAATGTACCGCAGCAGGCTAGCTTCCCCGAAGATATCGTCTGGCCTACCAAACCTTGACTAACTCGCCGCACCATGTTATAATAAACAAAACTAGAGCTAATAGCTCTGGGAGAAAAAGATGACCGTAGAATCTGCTACGTATATAAGTCAACTTAATACCACACAGCCAGCAGCTAGCGACAATATCTCCGAAGGTGACGACCACCTACGGCTGATTAAGAGCGTCCTGCAGTCGCAGTTTCCTAACCTTGGCACCACGCCTGCAAGAGCCTCGGCAGCGCAGCTTAACAAGCTAGGCTTTGAGACAGGCATGGTCATAATGTGGGCCGGTGCAGCAGCGCCTACTACGCAGACTAACAGCGGTGTAAACGACTGGCTGCTCTGCGACGGGTCGTCCCCCAGCGTTTCCACGTACAGCGATTTGTACTCAGCCATAGGTACAACCTTTGACCCCGATGGTCTTGTGTTTAAACTACCTGACTTCCGTACGTATTTCCCGGTAGGCGTAGGCACTGGCTTTACCCTTGGCTCGTCTGGTAACGCCTCGGCCACGGCGGGTACAGACGTTATCAAATACATTCCCATGAACTTTCTGATTAAGACTTAGTCGTGAATGGAACTAGACGTAAAATTCCTGATTACGCTCGGCGGCTTGGCTGCGTCTATCGTAGGCGCTAGCGCTGTCGCTAAATACCAACTCAAGAACATCCTAGAAGAACTACGCAGTCTGTGGTCTTCTGTCAAGAAACTAGATCAACGCTTGGATAAAAAAGACGTAGACACCGAGATGCTAAGCCAGAAGATGTCGGTGATTGTCTCAATGATGACCCCCGATGTCCTAGAGCGTAGACACAGAGAGACAGAAGCTCTGAAGAAAGACGTTGAATTTATTAAGGAAAAACTTAAATGATTACTTACCGAGGTGAAAAGTTTTCAGGCTACAACAAGCCTAAGCGCACCTCTGGTAAATCCAAGAAGTTTGCGGTGCTAGCTAAACAAGGCGACAAGGTTCGTCTTATCAGGTTCGGTGATCCTAATATGACTATTAAGAAGGATCAACCGGCGCGTAGGCGTAGCTTCAGAGCTAGGCACAAGTGCGATACTAATCCCCCTAGTAAACTTACAGCCCGATATTGGAGCTGTAAGAAATGGTAAAGGAGAAACTTATGGGATACGGTAAGAAAAAGGGTAAAGGCAAAGGTAACTTAGGAAACCGCTGCTAACCATGAACATAAAAGAACTCGCTGCTCAAGCGTCTGTTGTACTTAGTAACCCTGTCTTTGAAGAAACTATCAAGACCTTGGAAGACAATCTAACAGCAGAATGGAAAAGCAGCGAAGATCCTAATCAACGAGAACTATGTTGGCTACGACTACAAGCGTTACATTCTATCACAGAACAACTAAACGCTTTCGTACACAACGACAAAATTGAAAACTACGAGAAATGAGGAATCAAAGATGAGCACGGCACAGACCAATCCGCAGGACGCGGAAGTCGCACAGCCACAGCTTAGCATGTTCGATGTTATGTTTGGAAGTGACGAGAGCACTAATCCAGAACAAACTATCGAAGAACCCGTTGAACTAGAAGAGTACGAATTTGGGTCAGAGCTTGAAGCTGAAGCTGATGACGCAGAAGAGTACGTCGAGGACGACGGTGACTACGAGGTAGACGAAGAAGAGGAACAACCGGAAACCCCGCGCTACTACGTCAAAGTTGACGGTGAAGAGCAAGAGGTCACTCTGGACGAACTTCGGAACGGCTATCAGAGACAAGCGGACTATACCCGTAAGTCTCAGGCACTTGCAGAACAGCGCAAGGCCTATGAAGCTAACCTCCAGGCAATTCAGTCGGAACGTGAGCAATACAGTCAAGCTCTTGAAATGATGTCAGCTCAACAAAAAAATGAGCTAGCACAGTACGAGAACATCGACTGGAAAGCTCTCAAAGAAGACGACCCCATGGAATACATGGAAAAGCGTCTGGAGTATCAGGATGCTCGTGACCAACTGGCGCGAGTACAACAGGAACAGCAACGTGTCTCCGAACAGAGACGGTTACAAGTCCTGGAGCAAACTCAGAAAGTTATGGAAAACGAAGCTAAGAAATTATCTGAAGTTTTACCTGCTTATGCTGACCCTAGCTCAAACCTGAAAACAGAACTGAGAGACTATGCCTTGTCTTTAGGTTTCTCTCAGGACGATCTTAATAGTATTGTCGATCACCGTGTAGTAGTGGTGCTGCATAAAGCTATGCTCCAAGACCGCGCGGCTCAAGGTACTGTTAGGAAAGCCAAAGCTTCAAAGCCTGTGCCCAAGGTTGTCAAGTCAGGAACTCCTGAGTCTAAAACACAGCGTAGCAAAAAAGCTTCGCAACAGCGCAGAGAGAGACTGGCTAAGACCGGTAGTACGCGAGATGCCACTAGTGTTTTTCTGGACTTAATCTCTTAAACTAAGGAAACCAAACTAATGGCACAACCAACTGGAGTATATGTAACCTATTCTTCCGTAGGTCTTCGGGAGGATTTGGAAAATGTGATCTACGACATCTCACCAACGGATACACCATTTATGTCTATGGGTGGTCGTATGGATGCGATTGCTGTAAATCACGAGTGGCAAACAGATGCACTTGCAGCCGCTAGCGCTAGCAACTTCCACGAGGAAGGCGCAACGCTGACAGCTGCTGAGCCAGCGGCGACTACCCGCCTTGGCAACATCTGTCAGATCGCTCTGAAAACCACGCTTGTCTCAGGTACTCTTGACGCAGTATCTAAGGCTGGTCGTCGCGAAGAGCTTGCCTACCAGATGACCAAGCGTTCAGCAGAGCTAAAGCGCGATATGGAAACATCTCTCGTAGGTGCTAACCAAAGCAAGACCGCTATGTCAGCAGACAGCACGGTTCGTAAGCTTGGTTCGCTTTCTGCGTGGGTTGCTACCAACGTAGACGAAGCTTCTGACGCGACTGCCGGTGGTAACGGTACTGCTCGTACAGACGGTACTGCTCGTTCCTTCACCGAGACACAGCTCAAAGCTGCGATCTTGTCTGCATATGACGAAGGTGCAAACATCAAATACTTGATGATGTCACCTGCTAAAAAGCAGACCTTCTCTAGCTTTGTCGGTGTCGGTGCTTCTGGTGGAGCTTCCAACCGTATCGACGCTGCTGACCAGCGCATCATCGGTGGTATGGACGTATACGTCTCTGACTTCGGTGAGATGGCAGTTGTACCTAACCGCTTCCAGCGTGCTAGCGACGTATGGTTGCTAGACCCAGAGTACTACGGTGTCGCTTACCTGCGTCCGTTCTTCCAGAAAGAGGTTGCTTCAACCTCCGACGGTGAGCAACGCGCAATCATCGCTGAGTACACACTCGTTGTTAAGAACGAGAAAGCTCTCGGCGCTGTATACGACTTGTCGTAAGTCTAAAACGGGGAGGGTCCTAGTGGCTCTCCCCAATTAGAGGTTAACATGGATTCCCCTATTAAAACAAAAGCCAAGTACGATCACACAACAGACAGCATTGTTGTCAATCGTGTGCAGGACGTTGAACCCCTGCTGGAACTCAATAAGAAAGAACTTAACGGCGACTCGATGTATGGTCCGCAGAATAACTCTGGGATGCGTAAGGTCGCTAGTATTCCGCTGGTCGTGATCGAAAAGTGGAAAAGAGAACTAGGCGTAGATGTCTTTAACAAAGACCATATGCCCAAGGTTAAGCAACTTCTTAATGACCCAGAGTACAGATGGCTTCGGACACACGAAAGTAACATCTAATGGCGCTAGCTAACTATAACCAATTACAGACTAGCATCGCGAACTATTTGAACCGCACCGATCTGGACGCGGTTATTCCTGATTTTATAACGTTGACCGAACGCAGGTTAGATCGAGACGTCCGTGCTCGCGCTAACATGATACGTGCCAACACCACCACCGTCTCTGGCACGGCGTTCTACACTCTTCCGACAGATATGCTTGAGCTACGTAATATTGTCTATGACAGTTCTAGTAACAGCTACGCTCTTGCATATATGTCGCCAGAGTCCTTGAGCCGAGAGTACGGTACTTATACCAACGGCGCTCCGCGCGCATACTCGATAATCGGAGAGGACCTAAAAATTGCTCCTACACCTGACGGGGCCTACACCCTCGGAATCAACTACTACCAAGCGCTCACCCCTTTGTCCTCTAGTGTCTCCACTAATAACATTCTTAGCAATTTCCCTGAGCTGTATCTCTACGGCTCATGTGGCGAGGGAGCTGTATATCTTAATGATAACGAACAGCTCCAGCGTTTCTCAGCTCTTTACCTAGAAGCTTTAACATCTGTCCGCGCTGCTGAAGACGCCGCTAGATACAGTGGTACAGTAATGACCATGAGTGTCCAAGGTGATCCAGGAGGTATGGTCCGTAGAGGAGCATAGGTATGAGTAACCAACTTTTAACAGAAGCTGAGGTTGGTCTTTTAACCGAAGACTTCCAAGCTCTTACCAAGGAACACCCTACACCCTTTTGGACCAATACGAACAATACGCTCGTACAGCAGGACGAAGGTAACTTACTGTTCCAAGACGATAGCTACATAGTTCTACAGTCGTACGAAGCGTTTGCAGATAATTGGTCTAGACAGAGTACTGAAGAGGATACTTTTAGGCGTACGATGTTTAACCTGGTGCAGCAAGACGGTGGTAATCTTTTGTTCGAGGACGGTAGCTTTGTAGCTGATCAAGCCTTTGGGCGAACTGTATGGACACGCGTAGATGGCTAAAGAAATCTTTGACATAAACGGACTACAGGGCGGCTTCTCGTTTAACCACGATTTGTCTCCCTACGACATGCCGCCTAATATGTTCAACGATGTTCAAAACGTTCGCTTCTCTGACAAGAAGGCTGGTCGTATCGAGGGGCACACCCAGGTACTAGGTACCCCCAGCGCTGATCCCTATTGGGCCATAAGTTGGACAAAGGGGTCTACAGATCTGTGGATCTACGGTGGTACTACGCAGCTTTACCAGATCAACGACACCACGCACTCTACTGTTACTCGTACGTCGGGTGCGTATACAACTTTGTCTGGCACAGAGAACAATTGGCAAGGCGGTATCCTAGGCGGTGTCTTGGTCTGTACCAACGGCCTGGACGTACCGCAGAAATATGCACAGGG